ATGTGGACCAAGGAAGAAATATTTCACTAATCCCTTGACAGAATTACAGAGTGCTGTATAATAAACAATATTGAACAATAATGAACTACAGAAGAGATTATACACTTAGTAACAATATTGTTCACTAAGTTACAACATTGAACAGGAGTGTCAGTAAAATGACGAAAAGAGTTACACAAAAGCAGAAGATACTGAAGCATCTCATGAGCAAGAAGAGCTTGTCTCCCTTGAAGGCCATTGGATTGTTCGGGTGTTACCGCCTGGCCAGTCGAATTCACGAGTTGAAGAAGGACGGTTATCCAATTGAAACTATCCTTAAGGACGACGGGCAGGGTCGAACCTACGGCTCTTATGAGATGAACTACGAAAAGATGGTGCAGGGTGTGGTTGACGAATACAAACGACGACATGTTGCGTAACTTTTGGACTATATGGTGCAAGGCTATCGGTCAGAAGGCTTTTCAAGATGATCTTAGGGCCGATAGAGTTGCCGTCGTAAGAACAGTGTGGGTTGTCCTACACATCGTAACCTGTTTTTTCATAATTGCACACAACGGTTTTAAAATGAACATGTGGAGTTTTTAAACTAATGTCTAATACTATGAAATGGATGATGGACATCGAACAGTTCTGTGATGGATACTTCTTCGATGCGCCTATTCCGAATGATTTCACTGTTGATGAGGTGGTTGAGGATGTTGGGCTTTATTTTAAAAGTGAGGAAGCATCTAAATACGCCAAGCACTACCTTCTCACTACACCATGAGATGCGCTATCTGTGACGCGCCGCTACCAATTTTGAGCAGTGGTGACATATGCGGAGTGTGCACCTGGCATGTCCGTGAAGCACTTGGTTACGTTGACCCCTACGCACCTAAAATAGAACAGGAAAAAATAGATGATTTTATCACAATTGATAGCAGCTTTACTCGGAAAAGCGATCAAGATTGAAAACAGCTTTAAAAAGAGGAAGTAGCAATGAAACGAAATGACTGCCTAGACACTGCCAAAGACTTAATCACGGGGCAGCGTGCCACCGACTACGGCTCTGCCTACGAGAACCACGCCCGCATTGCAAGTCTGTGGTCCCGTTACATGTCCGGTAAAATTAACCTACAGGTGCAGTTGACACCTATGGACGTGGCGCATATGATGATTCTACTAAAGGTTGCTAGGCTAATGCACTCCAGCACCGACGACTGTTACGTTGACATTGCGGGATATGCAGCAATAGCTGCTGAGATGAACGAGGAGTATGCTAGATAATGGAGAGCACTGTTAGCAAGGCGCACTTGCCGTGCGAGGACTGTGGGTCGTCTGACGCTCTATCAGAGTACGATGATGGGCATAGTTATTGCTTTAGTTGTAACCAGCACCGCAAGGAAGAGGGGGAGAGCCACAACGTGTCGAATATCCAGGATTATAAGAAACCAGAACAGGACACACTCTGGCAGGACCGTAAGATTGGAGGCGCTATCTCGGATTTCTACGAGGTCAGGGTGTCTGAAGGTGGGTCTACAGCGTACTTCCCCTATTTTGTGGATGGAGTTTTGACCGCCAGTAAAGTTCGTATGCCCAATAAGGCTCACAAAACTGAGGGCGAGTTTACCAAGTGTGACTTGTTTGGAGCACACACTTTGAAGAAGGCTGCACCTCAGAGATCAAAGACTATTATAATCACAGAGGGTGAGGCTGACGCACTGGCAGCGTTCCAAATGGCTAACCGTATACCTCTAGGCTCTACCAAGGTCAGTGATAGTCCTAAGAACACTCTTGTACCCGTACTGAGCATAAAGAGCGGTGCTGCCAGTGCGGAGCGTGACTTCAAGAAGAACCTAGAATTGCTAGAACGCTACGAGCGGGTCTTTATTTGTTTCGACACTGACACACCGGGACGCACGGCGGCAGAGAAGTGTGCCAAGTTATTGTCTCCCGGCAAGGCATATGTTGTTAACCTAGAACACAAAGATGCGTGTGAGTACACGAAGCTGGGCCTACAGAACGAGTTCCTGGCTCACTTGAAAGACACAAACTCCTACACTCCGTCTGGTATCCACAATGGTGCAGACAACTTTGACCGACTGTGGGAAGAGCAGAACATTAAGAGCTTGGCCTTTCCCTTTCCCGGCCTACAAGAGAAGACACTGGGAACTAGGGGCAGGGAGATTGTTACTTGGGCTGCTGGTACAGGCGTAGGTAAGTCAAGTATCCTGCGCGAGTTGCAGCACTACTACATCAAGAACACGGACTTAAACATAGGTATAGTCGCGCTGGAAGAGAGCGTAGACCGTACTAGACGTGGCATTCTAGCTGTTGAAGCTAACCTACCTCTACACTTAAACGAAGTATTCAACAAGTATCCGAAAGAAAAAGTTAAACAACACTTCGACAATACTTTGGGAACCGGACGTGTTTACTTGTACGACCATTTTGGTAGCATGAACACCGACGATCTACTGAGCCGTCTTAGGTTCATGGTGCAGGGTTTAGACTGCAAGGTTATATTTGTCGATCACCTTAGCATACTGGTATCAGGTCTTGAAATTATGGACGAACGCAAGGCCATTGACAGGACTATGACGCTCCTGCGCCAGCTAACAGAGGAAACGGGCTGCACGTTACACCTTGTAACTCACCTTCGACGGCTTGGTTCTGACAAGTCACACGAGGAAGGCGTGGAGATTAATCTGGGACATCTGAGGGGATCACACGGTATTGCACAGATTAGCGACACTGTAGTAGCCTTGGAGCGTGACACACAGAGCGACGATCCAGTGGTGTGTAACACGACGACGTTGAGGGTACTGAAGTGCCGTTACACTGGCGATGTAGGATTAGCTGGTAGGCTGTTCTACGATAAGAAGACGGGACGCATGGACACTATCGAGCAGGAGTTTTGAGTGGCAAAGAAAACTAAATTCGGAACTAACACCTACGTGCCTAGAAACTTAAACAGAAGGCGCGGTAAGCTATCTCCCAGAAATCATACTAAAAATTTAAATAAACACTCTCCATATTCGGGGTCATATTCTAGAAAAAGAGGTCAAGGATAATGGATAAAGATGTATCTCTAGTGGACTCTATGGGTAGTGATTTATCAGTAGTTAACGCAGCCCGTGTTAGTTTCGGTAAGATTAGTACGAAAATTACAGTAGGGGATAAAAAACTTATCGCTTACTTAGCTAAGAACAATCATTGGACACCCTTTGGACACACCAGTATTTCTTTCCACATAACAGCTCCAATTTTTGTAGCTAGGCAGCTTGCAAAGCATCAAGTAGGGCTAGTGTGGAACGAAATTAGTAGGCGATACGTCTCTGAAAAGCCCGACGCCTGGTTTTCCAACATGTGGAGAGAGCAGAGCGAAGATAAAAAACAAGGTTCTGAAACCTTTGGTGTTATCTCTCAGGGAATTGTAGAGGACATCTACGCTTCATCTGTTGCACACTCTATCGACGCATATACTAGACTACTGAAGTTAAAAGTTTGTGAAGAACAAGCTAGAGCAGTGCTGCCTCAGTCTACCTATACCGAGTGGTACTGGACAGGCTCAGTAGCAGCGTTTGCACGAGTGTGTAAACTCAGGACAGAGGAAACCGCTCAGGAAGAAACACGAGAAGTTGCTCTTGCAATTTCAGACCACTGTGCTAAACTGTTTCCAGTAAGCTGGAAAGAATTGAATTGCTAGATACACTTGTAATAGACATCGAGACAGACGGGCTGGACTACTCTATGATCCATTGCCTTGTAACTCTCGATGTTGAAAACAATATTGTCAAGACGTTCCTAACACAAGCAGGTGTTCAGGAATACTTTAACAGTTTTGACAAGATTGTCGCTCACAATGGCTCTTCCTTTGACTTCCCCGCGTTGCGTAAACTGTGGGAAGTTAATGTCCCTGTCTATAAACAGGCGGACAGTTTAGTACTTTCGCGCATGGCGAAACCCGATAGGGATAAGGGCCACGGCTTGAAAGCATGGGGAGAACGTCTAGGGTTCTTCAAGGGTTCTTACGAGGAGTCTTGGGACCAGCTTACAGATGATATGATAGTATACTGTGAGCAAGATGTTCTCCTCTGTGCTAAAGTGTATGGGATAGTTTGTGAAGAAACCAAGGATTTTTCAGAGAAGTCAATCGCTGACGAACACCGTATGCAACGGTTGGCTACGCACGTTGAAGAAAACGGATTTGCCTTTAACAAGAAACTGGCACACAAGGTTTACTCTAAACTTCTTAAAGAACAAGAAGAAATCGTAGTGCAGATGCAGGACACTTTTGAACCAGAGGTGATACAGCTAAAGACTAAGACAAAACTTAAACCTTTTAACCCGGCGAGTCGTAAGCAGATAGGTGAGAGGCTCATAGAAAAAGGGTGGAAGCCCACACAGTTTACCCCAACGGGTCAGCCAAAGGTAGATGAGAGCACCTTAGAAGAATGTAAAATAGAAGAAGCGCAGATACTGGCTCGTTACTTTATGCTACAGAAGCGCACTGCGATGATTGATTCCTGGATCAAGGCATGTGGAGAAGCAGATAGAGTACACTGCCACTACCACACGCTAGGAGCCATAACAAACCGTATGTCGTGCTCTAAGCCAAACTTGCAGCAGATACCGTCTCTGCGAAAACCTTTTGGTCTAGAGTGCAGACAGATGTGGCAAGCAGACTACGGAAATATTTTAATAGATACCGACGCCGCCGGTTTAGAACTTCGAGTACTAGCACACTATATGAACGATGCAGAATACACCAAGGAGGTTCTGGACGGAGACATACACACAGCCAATCAGAACATGGCTGGACTAGACACCAGAGACCAAGCTAAGACTTTTATCTATGCTCTGCTCTACGGTGCCGGAGATGCTAAGATTGGTTCTGTAGTTAACGGCACTGCTAAGGACGGTAAGCAACTTCGGGAAAGGTTCCTGTCTAACTTACCAGCATTCTCTCGCCTGAGAGATGCAGTAGTGTCTAAAGGGACATCAGAGAAACGTTTGAGAGCTATAGATGGACGACAAATAGTGGTGAGACACCCACACGCCAGCATCAATACGCTCATTCAAGGTTCCTCTGCTGTACTTATGAAGAGGTGGTTTATGAACACTGCATCTATAATGAGCCTAAAGAATACTGGAGCTAGGCTAGTCGCAATGGTACACGACGAAATGGTTATAGAATGTAGTAAGGAAAGTATTGACTCTGTGTCTGAGTGTGTTAAAATAGCTATATCACAGGTCAATAAAGAGTATAATTTACGCTGCAAATTAGACTGTGACGTACAAATTGGTAACAATTGGAGTGAGATACACTAACATGGTTGCAAGACAAGATTCATACATTGAGGGTAACCTCTACTACACCTATCTGTTCGACACCAAGGACAAGTTTGACCGTTGGTCCTGCGCTGTTTCCTTGGAGGGTGACCAAATCGGTCACGTCAAAAAGCTAGGAATTAAACTTAACCAGAACGACGAAAAGTTCAACGGCCTTCCCTATGTTCAGTTGAAGAGCAACTACCAGCCCCAGTTGTATAACAAGGACGGTACTGACTACGATGGTCCGCAGATGCTGGGCGAGGGTACTACGGGTGTTGTTAAGGTCAGTCAGCGCCCTTACGATAACAAGTTTGGCACAGGTGTAACAACGTTTATCGCAGGTGTTAAGTTTACGAACATCGTGGAGTACAAGTCATCCAATGCCGCCTTTGACGACGAGACGGTAGACGATTTTCAGGAGTCTAAAGAAGAGGTGGAGTTCTAACCGTGTCTGACTACGGTCACTGGGACGTGAGCCTGGTAGGCAATTTTAACCCTGATGCACATCTTGGGTTTGTCTACCAGATCACTCGCTTGGATACAGGTAAGTCTTACATAGGTTGTAAGCACCTTTGGAAGTTTAAGAAGGGTAGCCGTAAGCGTATTAAAGCCAGCGAGTGGAAGAAATACTGTAGCAGTAGTTCCTACATGGTTCCTGAGATAAAAGAACTTGGCAAGGAAAACTTTAAATTTGAAATACTTATGCTCTGTGACAATAAAAGAAACCTGTACTATAACGAGATGAAGTTACAGGTTGAACTAGGTGTTTTGGAGAGTGATAGTTACTACAATGCCAATGTAGGGGGGTTGCGTTTCTATAGACCCGTTAAGAGTTACCTGAGTGAGGAACTTAGAGACAAGTTTAGAGGAACTAACAACCCTGCCTACAGAGGAACTTTTTATGTAGTCAGACAAGGTAGTACTGTTGTTGAAGAGGTAGTAGATACAACCCTTACACAGTGGTGCGAAGACAACGGTTACGACCATAGACGTGTCTCTGACTTACGTAACGGTAAGCAAAAGTCACACAAAGACATTGTAAAATTGGAGTATGCTGATGAGCAAGAAAACAATTGATACACTTGTACCAGATATTTATAAACTTCTGGACGAGGGTAAAAAAGAACCTGATAAAGCTGCGCTATTTGAGATGGCGTATACCATGATGGAGGCAATGCGTAAACAACTGTGGTTCTCTACTGCTGAACGCAAACCCGCACTGCGTATGTCTAATCTAGGTAAGCCGTGTGATCGCGCTCTCTGGATGGACATCAAGGGAGAACACGAACCAGAGCCGTTTACCCCTGAGACAAGGCTCAAGTTTCTCTTTGGCGATCTTGTAGAAGCTCTTATTCTATACCTTGCCAAGGAAGCTGGACACACAGTGGAGGACCAGCAGAAGCGTATCGAAGTAGATGGTATTGTAGGACACATAGATGCCGTAATTGACGGACACCTTGTAGATGTTAAGTCCGCTTCCAGCTTTGCAATGAAGAAGTTTAAGAACGGTACACTGCCTGACGACGATGCTTTTGGATACATCTCTCAGATTAGTGGCTACGCTAACGCAATGGGCAAGAAGAGCGGTACATTCTTGGCTATGGACAAGAGCGGTGGTGAGCTTGCTACCTACACGCACGAAGACTTAGAGGACACGTCAGCCAGGATCAAGCACGTTAGAGAAATGCTGGCCGTTGACACACCTCCAGATCGACCTTTTAAAGAGGTGGACGACAAGCCTTCTGGCCGTAAGAAGCTAGGTATAAACTGCTCATACTGTGCTCACAAGTTTGTGTGTTGGGAAGACAAGGGACTAGACTTAAAGTTTAGAGCGGGACGACCTGTGTTCTTAGTAGGAGACGAGGGTAAGTCAAAAGAAGAGATTGCTCATGGTTTCTGAACAGATACTGTTAGACCTATCGGAAGCATATAGCCCAGACGAGATACTAAGTATAATAGGGTTAGACAATTTTGATTTAGTTGTGCTACTGTACGACAAGATTGAAGAGCACATTAACGAGTTTCAACTAAGGCCGGTAGATTATAATGAGTTTTAAAAGTAATGAAAATCCAATGTTCCGCTCTAAGTTTAGCGAAGATATCTTCAAACACAAGTATGCTCACGAGGGGTGTAATAACTGGGCCGACCTTTCGCGTGTTTTAGTTGAAGACGTTTGCGGAAATTATCTTACGGCAGACGAAATCTCAACGCTGACTCAAATGGTTACAGAGTTGAAGTTTATTCCCGGTGGTCGCTATCTGTATTATGCAGGACGTGCCAACAAGTTTTTTAATAACTGTTACTTGTTGAAGGCAGAAGAGGACAGTAGAGAAGATTGGGCTAACCTATCTTGGAAGTCTGAGTCGTGTCTGATGACAGGCGGGGGCATAGGGGTAGACTACAGCGTCTATCGCCCCTCTGGGGCCACCCTGAGCAAGACAGGAGGCATTGCATCTGGACCCATACCTAAGATGCAGATGATTAACGAGATTGGCCGTAGAGTTATGCAGGGAGGTTCTAGGAGGTCTGCAATATACGCAAGCCTTAACTGGAAACATAGAGACATTGAGCAGTTTTTAGTTTCCAAGAATTGGTACGACATGCCCGTTGCCAACACTGGCTTCTCTATTGGACAGATTAAAGAGCAAGACTTTAACTACAACGCTCCTCTGGACATGACGAATGTATCAGTCAACTACGACACCGAGTGGCTTCTTAACTACTGGGACACTGGTGACGTTGGAGATGTGTTTAAGCAGAACGTGCGTCAAGCTCTACAGACAGCGGAACCTGGTTTTAGCTTTAACTTCTTTGATAAGGAAAACGAGACTCTTCGCAACGCATGTACAGAAGTGACCAGTGCTGACGACTCTGACGTTTGTAACCTAGGTAGTATCAACCTTGGTCGTGTAGAAACACTTCAAGAGTTCAGGGATATTGTAGAACTTAGCACTAAGTTTCTTATATGTGGTACGTTAAAAGCTAAACTTCCTTACGACAAAGTGTATCAGACACGAGAGAAGAACCGTAGGCTTGGCCTAGGTCTCATGGGTATGCACGAGTGGCTTATTAAAAGAGGATACAGGTATGAAGTTACGGAAGAACTTCACAGATGGTTGGGAGTTTACAAAGGCCATAGTGACCATATTAGTTCTGGGTACAGTGATACTCTTGGCATATCCCGCCCTGTCGCTAATAGAGCGATTGCCCCCACCGGCTCAATTGGTATATTGGCTGGTACCTCTACTGGTGTTGAGCCTATTTATGCTGTTGCTTACAAAAGACGTTACTTAAAGGGGCAAAGTCGTTGGCACTATCAGTACGTTGTGGACTCAGCGGCTCAGGAGATCATCGACATCTACGGTACAGACCCTAGTAAGATCGAGTCAGCTATTGACCTAGCAGAAGACTATAAACGACGTATGGCTTTTCAAGCGGATGTTCAAGACTATGTGGACATGTCCATCTCTTCTACAATTAACCTTCCTAAGTGGGGTAGTAAGCTCAACAATGAAGACACTGTTGAAGAGTTTACCAATACTTTGGCTAGTTATGCTCACAGGCTGCGAGGGTTCACGGTGTACCCCGACGCATGTAGAGGAGGACAGCCTCTATCTAGTGTGCCGTATTCTGAGGCTGTAGATAAGCTAGGCACAGAGTTTGAAGAAGGACTGGAAACTCACGACATATGTGAGATATCTGGACAAGGTGGGAGTTGTGGAGTCTAGTAAGTGTACAAACAAATGCAAGTTAGACCTTGACCACGAGTATTGTATAGGATGCTTTAGAACAGTAGAAGAAATAAGGCAAGAATATGAAAACAAAAGGCAGGAAGAACTTCTCAAGAGAGTTTGGAAGAACTTACCTGCCTAGGTTTGTCGCTTAATAGACACGCGGGGGGCCACGGTTAGCCTCCCAAATATTTTGGTATGTACTCTTTTACCTTTTTCTTTTTAGTCCAAGGGAATAACAAAAGTGACGTGAAATATTTTATAAAAGCGTCTACTGTTTTTTTCATAGTAGTCTCTTTCTCTTATTACTGGCCACCGCCATGCATTATGGCAAATACCTCATCGCGGCTTGCTGATCTTGGTAGTGCCCGATTATTCGCGTTTTCTGCTCGTACAAACTCGGCTTCCGTGGCTACATTATTTCTGATGTGCCAGTCCATCGATTTCTGAGGAACCGCTGCCGGGGTCGCAACTTGTTCCTCTACTGCTGCCGCTGCTTGCTGTTCTCCCGGAGGAACTGAGCCGTAAGCGCTAGCAACCTGACGACCAGCCACGTCTAGTGCGCTCAATAGATTTACTGGTATTTGAGCTTGTGGTATAGAACCGTTCTGCATACCGCTAATCATGGACAACAAGTCTGTTACACTTAGTTCAGAATTGTTTGCTGGTGCTGACCCTACAGTGTTGTAGCCAAACGCAGAATACTCTGGTGGAGTTGTAGGACTAGTAGCATTAATAGAATAGTTTGGGTAAGCTACCTGCATAACAGCAGGACTCTGCTCATATCCAAAAGGATTATCTGTGTAACCTGCGTTCACAGGGTTTGCTGAGTACACGTCTCCCTTAACCTGTTCGTTAATGGCTGCTATTTGAGCGGCATACGGTATTAGACTTCCCATTTTATTTCCTTCATGTTACTTTGAATTTTTAACTATTGATGCACCAAAGTACAAACCAATTATAGCAGATACCAGATGTGTGTCAAGAGGAGTTAATACTAATCCTTTAACCGCTTGCCATTTAACTTCTTCTGAACCCTCAAAGAATAGAAACCCCGGACTCCAAGAAGTGTAACCTACCGTTACACCTATTTCGGGCCAGAAAACTGCTACAACCTTGGGCCAAACGATAACAGCGCCTATTGCTGAGAGAGCAATGACACGGCGTGTCACTTGAAAACCTTTGTTTTCGTAACGCCTAGCTAGGTCAGTGGCCTTAGACTGTGCTGATAGACCCTCTATAGCTCTCTGAAAAGAGTCTTGTTTAGCCTTTGCGCTCTGTCCCCACAGTGTCATCACACCGCCCATCAGACTAGAACCCAGCATTGTTACAAGTTCAAGTGGTATCCCCATCATCTTTTTTATTCCTTCGATCAATGAGTTCTAGAATGTTTTGGTAAATTCTAATAGACAACCAAACAATTGTAAATACACTGGCTATTGCGGGAAGTACATCCATGACCGCTCCGAACGCAACCATGCCAGCAGTGATGTCAATGGGGGTTTTATCGTCCATTACCCTTTACCGAATCTGCTTATAACTCTTTGTGCTCTAGACGTAGTATCCCTATACCAGTCTGAGTCGGCGGCTTCTTCCTTAGCCTCTTCAGTCTTGCCTTCTTTTAGAAGTTTTAAAGTATTTCTAAAGTACTTTTGTTTATTACTAGGATTTACAACCCCAGCACCCATTTGATAAATTAGTTCAGCTAAAGCGTGTATAGAAGAAGCCCCAGCTGTGCCAGACAACTCTCTGGTTGCTCTTCTAAGAGCGCCCCCCCAGCGGTTTAAACTAATTGCGTCTACGGCACTAGCAGGTAACATGTCCCCTTCTTTAGGAGTTTTACTAAGTCCTAAACTTTTAAGAGCTAGGTTGTTTAAAAGAACCCCACTTCCAACTGTTAGTAGTTTCTCTTCCTTACCTTCTTTATCCTTAACTCTATAGACCCTGTAGGAATCTGTCTTTGCATCGTAGTACTTTTCACGACCGCTGCTGCTTAATTCTTCTGGTGCCACAAAAGTATTAAAATACTCTTTTACCGGACTAGGTTTTGGCATCCCCGCCACAGCAGACATCAACCCTTTGCCCTGTTGAGGTTGGTTTTTTCCAAAACCCAACATTTCTAATATTCCTGCCATAGTACTACCCTTAGAACTTGAAGTTGAGTTTAGCTGTTGCAAATAAGTCACTGGAGGAAGGGAACTTTGGACCAATATTAGAGGAAGAAAGAGAAGCGTCAAAAGAACCAGCCCCACCCAGTACCGGCGTACTATAACCCAGCGTAGGGTTAGACACTCCTTGACTCGTGACAGTACCTGAACCATAGAAACCTCCCCCTGGTGCTTGATAGGAGACATCAGCAGACGGGTTCATTGGTGACATACCACCTTGAGACAACAAGCCCCGTACTGCTGCCATTGGTGACACACCTGTGTTCACATTGACATTCATACCCTGTGGCAACATTTGGTTCAACATTGGATCAATGGTGTAACGACCAAAGTCATCTGCCATTTGGTTAGCACCTTCGACAACAGTGCGACCAGTGTTGATAACAGACTCTGGAAGCACTGAACCTGCTCCCATAGCCGCAGCACCGCCACCGTAGAGTGCAGCTTTATTTTTCAATCGTGAAAACTCTTGACTAGCTACTGGAGTGCTTTTAATTGTGTTTTTAAAGTCTTCAAAAAAGTCAGCCATTACCTTGATCCTGCAATTCTAGAGCCTTCGGACAAAGAAGTCTGTGAGTTTGGCACGTTTACACTCTGTTGACCAGTTGCTTGTATAGCCCTAATAACATCTGCCATAGCTGTACCTAAAGTTGCGTCTTGATACTGAGACACGGTTGCCTGTTGCTGTTGCTTCTGTAAGTCTTCGTCAGACTCTCTTACAACTCTAGGAACAATGGGAGTACCCTCTGGTGGCAAGGTTGTATCAGCTTCGTTCATGTAAGAGGCTACTGAAGCTGCTAGTAGACCTGTACGACCGCTTAGAGTTGCTCCAGCGGTTTTACGAGCTTTATCAACTGCTGATCCAACGTAAGGGGCCATTAATGTGTTAACCTCTTCTTGAGACTTACCGCTAGATATAGCGGCCTGTACTCGTTTCCAACCAGGTTGTCCCGGCCCAAACCCTCTCATAGTATACATAAGTGTCAGTGGCTTTAGCGTAGATAGGATATTACCGTTAATAACACCTCTGGTAGCTGCTATAGGAAGACCCGCTGCACTAATAGCACCCGCGGAAGGGTCGATGTTTAAAGCACCTTGTATTGTATTAGCCATGTCATTCATTGGCTTGTAGTACTTAGGTCCAAGAAGTTCTTTAAGAGCTTCGGGAGAAGCGTTGTTGGCAGCTACAATGTCGTCAGCCCAACTTTTCATAGATGCGTTTCGCTGGGCAGCTTGTAAACCACCAAACTTTAATACCTTTGAATACATCTCTGAATAGAAAAGTTCGTTGTAAAACTCTCCTGCTTTTGGATCGACAGATTTAAGGTTTCTAAACTGAGCAGCGGCTGAAGCTAGGTCAGTTTTAGACACGTTTGAAGCAACGTTGCTTACATTGTCTACAAAGTTTCCTGCGTCTTTAAAACTAAGAACGTGACCCAACTTTGCAGCACCTTCTGGTTTTCCGTCCGCTAGTTCCCGAAGAGCTTTTTTGTAGTCTTGCATACCCTGTGTGCCTAACAAACGATTAATTGTAGACTTAAACTTAGGAGTACTGTCCGCCCTCTCTAGTGTTCGTATAGCCTTTAAAGCATCCTTAGCATTGTTCCTAAGAGTTGGTAGGTCATTAATAGCAGTCACGTTTAGATCAAACTGGTCTTTAATAAAACGCATGTATTGAGAAGAAACTTCTCCTAAAATTTGATCTGTAGTAGCTACGTCTACTCCTCTACCACCAATTGCATCAGTACCCTTCAAGGCTTTATCTAACTGTTCAACAATATCAGTAAAAAGACGGGGCTTCCGGCCAGCAACTAAATCGTCTACGTACTGCTTAGGAGTTTGAGCACTGGTTTCAGTAATGTTTCGCATTGACTGTTTAAAAGGGCTAATAAACTTTCTATACTCTTTATTAACTCTTTTAAGTTCAGCACTAAAACCTGAACTGTATTTATCTAGGGTGTTTAACACTTGTTCAGAAGACAAAACGCCCTTACGTTTTGATCCAGCATCTGAAAATTTAAAGCCACTGTTTGCAGAAAGTTTACGGGTTAGTTGATATAAGTCATTAGCGTTTATGTCTGCTAAATTTTTAGCACCTTTTTCTAAAACTGCGTCGGCAGATGCTTTAAAATCAGGACCAACAATATCATCTGGAATATTTTTAAGAGCAGACCCTTGAGCTTTAGCCCTAGCAACTCCGTCTTTTACCTCAACAGCGCCGTCAATTTTTGCTAAGAAATTTTGATCGATAGATGCAATAAAACTTATAGCTTCGTCAGCATTGCCACTACCCAACTCTTTTGCAGTTTTGTTTAACATTTCTGCAACGTCAGTGTTCTTAACAACAATGCCAGAAAGATTACCTAGGTTAAGAGCAGGATTTGGATTTTCAGCAGTTCCGTAAAGTTTAGAACTTTGAAATTGTTTTTGTCCATGAGCCATCTGTTTTGCTAAAACAGTTTGTATCATCTCTGTAATTTCGGTAACGTCCCTAGCCGCGTTCATTTTAGGGCCAAGCTCGTCTTGTAACTTAACAATACCTTCCAAACCTTTTTTAGCCTGTGCAATTTCAGTTTTAGTTAGGTTTTGTTTAACAAGATCAGCAACTTCAAGCGAACTTCTTGGAAGACCCGTAACAGGATCAACATTTCTAACAAGATTGTCAATCTTTCCTAGAAAATCTACAGCTTTCCCTGGAATTTTATCTCCGAGTTGTTTAGAACCAATTCCTTCCAACACTGTTGCAAACTTGCCAGCAAACGTACCCTGATCGCCAAGCATGTGTTTAATGGTCAGAACTGGTACAATGTCGTCAATGTCTTTAGCAGAGTAACCTGCGTCTTTGAGCATCGTGGTAATACTCTCACGTGCTTCTATAGCATTCTGAGCGGTTACCGCAACACCTTTGTTTGAGTTACCTTCAGCAAGTTTGGCTCTGGAGATATTTGAAATTTTATTGGTTGCAGAGCCTAAAGCATTAAGTGGAAGACCTAGCCCAAAGGTTAGACCAGCAACGATAGCGCCTTGAGAACCAGCACGAGACCAAATCTCTCCTGGTGTTTCATGTTGTTCTCCTCGTAGAGCTTGTACTGCTTCCACACCGTAGTTACCAGCAATGTCACCAAGGCCAGCACCTGTCGCCATCGCCGCTGCTCTACGAGTACTAAAGGCTCCTAGGAAACCACGCACGGCTGCACCTGCTGCAACACCTGAGCCGGGAACAAACACCTGTGGTCCTAGAACCTCTCCGACTACGGAAGCTGCACCAATTGCAAGCGCGGGAGCCATGTCTACTAAGTCGTACAATGAGCTTCCAATTTCGTCTAAAACAACCTTACGGTCATCTTCAGGCTCAACTCCTATATTACGCAGACCTTCCGGCTTAATAGCAAGCTCACCCCACGAGGTAATTTCCCAGTTACCGGGACCATAGTCGGCATCTGCTGCCGCCTTGATCTCTTTGGTATTTCCCTGAGCCAAAGCCTGAGAGAAACGAGCAGAGGCGTTCTTAACACCACTGGTCAGATTGTACTCACGCTCCACGTCAGAAGTAACACCTTGAAGGGCTGCTTTAGCCGGAAAAGCCTTAGCAATGAGGTTGTTAACCTCACCGTCAGTCAAACCTTCTGGAATTTCTACCTGTGTGCCGTCATATAGGCGGATAGTTTCCATTTAATTACCTCGCGTAAACAAAGGCTGGCTAGGAGACAACAGTGGTCCGAGAGGAACACCTTGTACCTGAAGCGATCTACTGTCCGATTGTATAGACTTATTCACTTTGGCCAAAAGAGTGTTCAACCTGCCGAGCAATACTTGATCACCCTTGGTTAAACCGGGTTTGGCAATTAGTTTGAAAATAGTATCCCATTCACTTTTGTTAACTTCTCTGCCAAAGATACCGCTGGATACCAACGACGTAGCCAACTGGTCAACTTGGTCTTCATATTTTTGACGCATGGAGGGGTCTAGTGAGATACCTACGAGTTCACCAATTCCCTTCAAAGCAACTAAAGCCCCGGAAGGTCCACCACTGATGAAACCACCGCTCAGTAGTTCTTTCATACTTTCTATAGTACCGGCTGCTTCCATAGACCGGGTAAGGTTTGAAAGCTGCTCTACCTGGAAACTTTTAGCATCCCAGGAAACAGCGGCTTCAGATTGTGCTTTCAACGCCGCCTCTTGAGCAGCAGCATCCTGCGTGTCCATTGCTCTAAGAGCATTAGTAGCCCCTAGTACAGTAGGTCCAAAACCCTGACCTTCAAAACCAGCTTGCTGAAATTCAGGCTGTGCAAACATGCGTAGAAGGTTGCTTACAAAACTAGGAAGGTCACCGCCCATTAAAGTTTCAGCTTGTTGAGCTTTACGATTAGCGTTTGACATTTGATTACCGTTGACACTACCAACAGTAAGAGCCGATTTAGTACTTTCGTTTGCACCTTCTGCCACTGTCTTCGGAATTGTCCGTGCGGGTATAAATCCACCATCTCGAAGAGGAGGTAGTGCTGTTCTTATTTGTGAAGAAGAAGGACTTCCGTCTGGAGTATTTTCATTTAATCTTTCTGCTCCTAAACGAAGCGGTCCTACCGCCGAATTTACAAGTGGCGTATTGACAGTACTTAATCCAGGATATGTCCTAGAAGATTCAGGTACTGTATTTTCTCTTAGTTTCTCAAGTACACGCTGAAAACCGCGACCTACAAGACTTGGAAATTCACCACTAAAACCTGTGTTTGTTTTTTCTACCATGTTCGTATCCTGCCTAAACCAAACCTGTAAATTTTAAAAACGGCCTATCAACCATAGTGTGTTCTAAAGATTGAGATATGGTTTGAATTACATTATTATTTATTGCTGCTTGACTGCTTAGTACAGAAGGTATACCGTAAGGAGACTGCGTGGGAGAATAACTTGAACGACCTCCTGGAATACCCGGCATAGGAGGAGGTCTACCAGAAATAGGCTTTACTGGAACTGGACCTTTACCAATACCACCTTTAGCAATCTCTTTTATAATTCTATCTCTGTCATCTTTGTAACCAGCTTGTTTACCACCTGAAATTGATATATTGTGTTGTTCTCCAACGTCAGTAGTAATACCGTCATCACCATACATTTCTTTATCTGACATTAAGTATGGTTCGGACGTAGTTTCAGAAAACATATCCCCAAAATCAGACTGCTCTACCTCTTTTGGCATAGCTTTTCTTGTAACTGTACTGGGAGTGTCGTTCCTGTATTCAGGGGAAGCTATGCGTTCCAATTCTGCTAAGATTTTACCCATTTACAACTCTCCCGTAATCAACTTGATAGTACCCGTCAGAGCCAATGGAGACAGCTTCTGGCATAATGTTAAGGATTTCCTGAGCAAGGACACCAAGGGTTCCCTGATCTCCAACAATCTTTTTAGCCTCTTTTGTCCACTTCCAACGATACACTGGAATGCCATTCTCAAGCTCACCGACACGTTTGATCTCAGTCTTGAGCCTAATGTCAGATTTTGAAAGTGACGCAGCAGTACCCGCTGCACCAGCAAGCTGCTGGAAGATAGACGAACCCGGAATAACTTGACCAGTCATGCCAGAGGAGGTCTGTTGCATCTGAGTGGAACTACCAAGACCAGCCAAGCCACCCAGCAGGTTAGCATAGGTGATTGCCTGAGCACGCTCCGCTTCCTGCTGCTGCTGTGACAGACGCTGTAGATCAGCAAACTCAGCACCTTGCCTAGACTCAATGTCTCTACCAACAGCCTCCTGTAGCTGGGCAGGTGTCATTTGCGATTGTATTACACCTTGAGCAAAAGGATTAACTTGACCCATAGCTCCAACTCGTCGAGCTTCTTCTGCTTCAAGAGCAGCAGCCATTTGAGATTGAATAGTTTCTGCTCGTCTCTGTTCCTGAAATGCCTGTAGTTCTCCAAGAGCCGTAGAACCCAAACCAAACTGACCAGCATCCATAGCTTGCTGCTGTGCTACCTGTTTGTCACGCTCGGTAAGTTGCCTAGCTTGATCCGCTAACGCACCTGTCTGAGCTTGGTAAAGCGCACTGGTACCCGGTGCTGCTGTTGCCTGTGCAAAGTTCTGATCGTAGACTTGCTGAAAGCCAGGCTGAAAACCAGCCGCTGTCTGCCCTACCTGACCGTACAGTTCTCTAGCTACTGCGGTATTAGCGGAAGTTCCGGGAACAAGTGGCCCCTGATAAATCTGGGGAGCTACCTGAAAACCACGGCTTAAGTTAGGAAGAAAGCTCTCAATGTAAGGAGCAACTGATTCCCAAGGCTCTATCTTACTAGTACCCTGCGTCTGTGAACTAGAAGGAGCCTGAACAACAGTGCTGCTTGGTTTAAAGATACTGCCCATTTTATAGCCTTTTGTATACTGTTATACTTGTTAGTTCATAACCTAAAGGTTTCATTACTTTTTCCCAGCCTTTTCGACCAGTCATTTCAAAGAAAGAATAACCAAGGTTTTTATAATATTTTTCCACCACTGGAACTATGTTTGGAAAATTAAATTCACCGCCTATTGCTTCTGCCATTATTCCAGTACTCTGAGGATAAGCTGCTGCTCCTATAACAAAACAACCTACTATTTCACCTATACCAAAAAGTTCTTTTTTTACAGAATCTACTTTTATAGCTACCCACAAATCAGACTGTTTATCTGCTACTCTACTTACCACGTCTACTGTTTTTATAAGATCAGTGTTGTTTCTTTCAACCGAACTTTCTATGTATTTCCAACACTGACCCAATATCATTTTAAACTTGGAGTGGTTGGAGTTTACTTTTTTATAACTTAACCCATGCTCCGGCTGAGTTGAAAAAGTATATACCTTCTCCGCTACCCGGGTTCCAGCTACTTCCATCAGCATATCTTATATCACCTTGACTTGGTTTAGTTGGGGGTTCAAAAACTACGTCTAAATGACCGTCTCTTAGCAACTCTACAACAGCACCAAGTTCAATAAAAGTATCGTTAAGATAACCCGGAAGTTCTAGTGGATCAGCCGGAGGATTAGCGTGACTAAATCTTAGAAATTCTCTACTCATCGGTCAGACACAGTTTCTGATTCAATGGTGTAACCAGATAGGTTAAAAGTTGTATCATCGTCATGCTGAAATCTAATAGCAATGTACCTACCGCGTACCCTACAATCAATTTTATTATCTTGACCAATATTAAACACAACTGGTGGGGAGTAATTTACTCCTGCAAAAGGTTGTAGCTCTGAACCAACACTGATACTTACACTGCCTGTTCCAGAAATTCTAGGGTAAACACTACTAACAGATTTTACTAAGTTTGTACTACCAGCGTGTAGACCAACTCTTTCCAAGGTTGTAGTAAAGGATGTACCCGCAAAGGTTGTGCCTGAGTCAGCTAGGTAAAAACGACTGTTGGCAGCAGAGTCAGCAGGGTAGCACATTAGCAAAGAATCGATGGTAGGGTTATATACCTGCTGAGACCACGCTAGTGTACTATTCTGCCAAGTATTGGTAGCCGCCGCCCAAGTGTTTGTAAGATCAGGATTAACAAAACCTACACCAATATAGTTAACACTTGGTAAATCTCTCGTTGCCCAAGTGTTATCTTTGTAGTTCCAAACGAGAGCACGGTTGGGAAGACCGTTAACAGCGTTGGTAAGGGGGTAACAAATCCAAACTTCATTTTGAATACGGTTGTTAACCATAAACGTTTTATAAAAGTAAGTACTGTCAATTTGAGAAAATAAGAATGTTTTAACCTGATCGTCAATAACACTACTAATAGATTGGCCGTTTGTTATAACCACATCATTAGTTGACATAAAGACATGTCGTCCATCGCCTATGTCTACAACAGCGTCTCTGGCAAACAAGCCTATATCTTTAAACTTCTCCCTAATGTTAAAGGTAAAGGTTCCTCCAACGTAGTTCAAAGAATATATACTGTCTTCTTTATATACTAAAAGTTCATTACCTAGTGGAAGAGCATTTAGGATATGTCCCTTAGTACCACCTACAGTAGCCTCTCCTGACTCAGAGGCGGTGCTAGAAGTGTTCCAAGTGTTCGCACCGTTAGTAGCAGTACCTGAAGGGATAGCGTCGCTCCAGCGCACTGTAAACGGCTTTGCAGTACCACTGTCTGTTAGGTTCAGTGAAACTAAATGGTTTCTGAAAGGAACAATAACTTTACATCGTAAAGCACTGGGCCAATCGGGTAAATCTGTAAATTTACTAGCTGTTTGTGTAATGCTTTGAGGTATGTCCAGTGTATTATTAGCTACTAGAACACCACCTAGTACACCACCCTGCCAGTTATTGGTTGTGCTTGTTAACGTCGTGTACGCACCAGAAGACCTAGTAATAGCTGTGTGAGTAGTACCTATAACTTTATTTAGGGAAGTGGGACCACCGTAGACCCAGAGATCGTTGCTACCCTGCGCCCAGCTAGTAGTCCATAAAGGCAAGTCTAGTGCTGTTCCGTAAACCCTAGTGTGACCATTAATAGTACTAGCTTTTTTATCAACAAACCTTGCATTCTCTACACTTGTAAAAAATGTGGGAGGCATGTCGTAAGGAGACAGGTCAGTGTTAAGGGAAAACCCACTTTCCTGCCCGTTAATATCAAAAAGAGATTTTACCATTAACCGCTACCAGTTGTCGTATCTATTACCCACACTGTTGAATCAAACTCTTGAAGGCACAGGTATAAACCATCTTCTGTTTTGATGTTTCCGTTACTCTCTTGAATAATATTGAAAAGGTCTTGAACCCAATTTGTAGCCATTATGCTCCCCTACGTACAAGAGAACCTGGATCACCTTGTACAGTCATTGTCATAACAGTTCCACTATACCTTGCAGAGTCTTCTGCATCCCGTACACTTTCAATAGCTTTTTCATACAACCCGCCGAAACGCTGTAGCTGCTCAGTGTCGTTAAGATATACAGCACCTTCCAAACAAGCGCCGTATAAATACAAGTCTGGGAAAGCAACTAGAATATTGTTAGTAGTGGTTGTATTTGACAGTGGTGTTAGCTGTTGGTAATAGTTAATACCTAGCTGATAAGCACCGTCAGGTGTTGGTGATAATTTAATACTCTTACCTAGATTAGTGTATGCTCTTGGAGAACCACTTGAAACACTGCCGTATTCACGGCTGGATGACTCAGGGGAAAGGTAACTAAGAGCAAAACTCTGTCCACCAGTGTCCCAAGTAATGTTACGAAGTTCAGTTAGATCAGTAGGTAGATTATAAAAAGCAGTTCCGGCTGTTGTGGTAGTATTAGCACGGTTTAAGTTTACGCGAACACGCAACTCACGGTTCATCCTATTCTCAACAAGAGAAATAAAATCGGGAATTACTGCTTCAAGGTCGCTTCTGTTTAAGTAGTTTGCAACGCTTGTTTTCAATTCTGCGTAAGTAGCCAGTGCCATTATAGAGTACTCTTATGTGTACGTAGCCAACTATACTCAGGGTCGTTAAGAAGTTTCTTAACTTTTGGCATGTCGTTCTTATCCATAATATCAATGCCCAGTTCACGTTTCCATTTTTCAATAATGATTAAAGGAATACTAGCTACCTTACGAAGATTAGGATTGTTCTGTACACCGTATGGAGAGTCGCCGTTCAGCTCCATTTTGTTCATTTCTAAGATAGGCTGAATGTCTTGAGTATTGTGAAGAACAACCTTTTCTTCTGAGTGGTCATAGTTGAATTTAGTGTTAATTGGTTTTTTATACATTTTAACCTCTAAAGTAGGGAGAGAGCTAAATGCCCTCTCCCGTTTTAGACTAGTTTACGTCGTAGACCGCACCAAGAGCCTTCTCGTTGTTAACAACAAGAGTGAACTCAGTAATGATCGCACGCTGTTCACCGTCAGACGTGGAAGCAACTTCACGCTGCGAGAATGGACGCAGATACGAAACCCCATAATATTCGGGATCAAGCAGCCAAACGTCACGGCTACGCTGGAAGCGGTTCGGAACAACCGCCATCTCGCCGAAGTCACTGACATAGAGGTCCATGCCACCAATGATGCGCTGGTCGGCAACATCGTTGAAGTTGGACACGCCCGCAGTACCACCGACACCAACAAAGCTGGAGAAGGTCTGCTTCTGAGACGGAGCCATCATCAGATACTTGGTGTTGGCACCGTTGTTATAGGCCAGAAGGATAGAAGCCTTCAGGAGCGCCTCGGTGAAGGTACGAAGCGTACCGTCAGTACGAGCAGCACCGTTACCACCAGAACCAGCGGCTGTACCACCAGAGCCAACACTGGCATTGGTCGTGACCCAAGAACTAAGCGAACCGAGCTTACGAACCGTGGTATCAGCAGCCATAGCCGTCTTCGACTGGTTAACACCAACCAGCGAAGTTTCCATGTCACGCTTCAGTTCAGAAGCACGCTTGGTCATCTGGTAAGCCAACTCTTCCTTACGTCCGGCTTTTGACACTGCGTCAAGCGTACCGGAAACCAACGTGGTTTTCAAGCTGATCTGGCAGATGTTGCCAAGTCGAGTTGTTGCAGCCGGTTCTGCGGCAACAAGCGTCGAACCTTCTTCGTTAAAGTTAGCACCAGACGCTGCTGCAAGAGAGTCCGTCTGCCATTCGTGATTAACAGCAACCGCATCCGAGCGACCACCCATCGACATGAAGGGAGTGTCCGTGGGAGAGATATCGTAAATCACATTTTCAAGGTCTTCCCGCAAACCCTTTGCGGAAAAAGTTACATAAACACCTGTGGGTTGAGCCATAATGGCCTCCTATTTAAGAAATTAAGTCAAGAAACACATTTGTTGCGTCCTGCTTATTCCCCGTTTTCTGTAGGCGCTCTCTCTTGAGTTGCATTGCTTTAGTGCTCCGTTGTTTTTTAGAATCTGGAGCACCTGCCTTAACAACTTTAGGAACAGTTTTTCTTACCTTTTGGCTGGAGCCTTGCAACGCTTTATCCTGCATCATTGCTTTATGCAATACGAGAACTACACGGTGGTCGGTTATTCCATCTATGTCCTGTTCTGAAAACCCCTGCCCTAAAGCATAGCCTCTCAGTTCATCGCGTAGTGAAGAGTCAGGCCCAGCATACTGAGGTAGAATTTGAGAAAGTTTCTCAGCTTCACCTTTGACAACATTGGTCAAACGTTCTGCATATTCTACATTTGTTTGCTGGTGTACACGTTGCTGTTCATTTTTAACTTGAACAAGTTGATCCTTAGCATCTTGAAACTCGATCCGCTTCTCCATGTATTCCATAGGGTCGCTATCTTTTAGTTCCTGCCAATTCACATTTTGGAACCGTGAGAGTTCCATGTTTTGGTACTGCCCTATGTTTTCTAGGACTTGACCGTACTGCTGCCTTTCCTTCGACACTGCCTCTAGGTTAGCCTCGTAAGCCTTCCGTTGTTCCGCTAGAGATTGCGCTTTACGGGTATAATCCGCCTGACGCTGATATCCATTTCGGAGTTCGTCCAGAGTAACCTCGTATTCTTCACCGTCTACTTTTACAGTATGGCTCAGTGGGGTTTCTGCAACTAACTCTTCTTCAGCTACCTCATAGTCTTCAGTATCTTCCGATTCCGCTATTTCCTCATAGTCGTTACCGTCATCTGTTGCGTACTCGACAGCACCACTGTCTGGCTCATACTCAACATTTGAATCAGATACTTCTTCCAATGATGTTACTTCTGGATTAGTGTTTTCTTCACTTCCAAACATTACATCAAACATATCAAGCTGTGGCTTAGTGACTTCCGTTCCCGGATTGGTCTGACCGTCGCTCATATTTACCTCTTTATTTAGTGTTGTTTTCAATCTTGTCGTTATGAATAAATGACTCTAAGTCTTCCAATATGGATTGTAAAGCATCTAGTTTTAACCAACAAAATTCTCTATGTTCTGGATTATCAGAAATTCTCCACTCAAGTATCAAACCTTCTTCAAGGTCTTTGATCATAGATTGAAATGCTTCGTTACCTAAGATAACAGAAGATTGAGCAGCTTTTTCTCTAGTGTCCAATATTATTTTCCCTGTGGAAAACGATTACCAGGCCCTGTACGAGTAACTGTGTTACCACCACTGGACGGAACTGGTCGATTACCTTTTCCCTTATTACCACCTGCATAAGTTTTCATTATTTTTTCCTACCTTTACCTGTTTTGCCAGAATACTTTTTCATTACTTTCTCCTATTTTAAGTTTACCAGTTTTTACAACTCCAGTACCTAGCTGTTAATTTACTAGGAGGATTTGTGTCACACTTGTGTCTAGCCCTAAAACTTTTACGACGCTTCGGTTGATCTTTTTTAATAGTCATGTTTGGATCACCAAACCGAATTAGTTTAATAGTCGAACCTTGCTTTGCTAATACCGCAAACTTTTTTGATTCATTTGAAGTACGCTTAGGTCTATTATATCCTGAAAAACGTTCTCCTCTATAGGTTATCATTTGACCCGCTCCTTTAAAAACTCTATGTCTTTTTTAATTGCTTCGTTTTCCCTGTGTCGTCTTTCCATTACTTCTGGAGACATCATCGAAGCTAAAACCTGAGTTTTGTTTGTAAACAATTCTAACTTTATATCGTGTTTGTCAGTTCGTTGGTCTATTTTTTTTAAAGCGCGGAATATTTCTGCTATACTTTCGTGTATGGTTTTAAGTTGATGTTTAGCTACAGCAGCAGCACCTATGACAGAAATAGCCAGACCCATTAGTGTTACTATTAGACTAGGTTGTATTTCCATAAACAATCATGTCTTGATAATAAAGTTAATAGGTTGTAGTTTAACAGCCGCTGAACCAGCACCCGCTACTTCAGTTGTACCTGTACCCAGAACAAAATCTCCTCCTACTCCAATAGGTACAAAGCTGCGATAGTCAGGTACTTTAAAGTTAGAGCCGTTCGTTCCAAACACTGTTCCAATAATACCGTACAGTACCGAATATGTGGAAGTGCTGTAATCGCCGCCGTTACAAAGTAGCCAATCGTTAATACCACTGATAGTCTGAGTTGTTGGAGTTGTTCCAGAAGCCCACATAACAATAGTTCCAGGTTCAAAACCAAGTTTGTTAAACTGTGTTGCAGTAGGACTAACAGCAGCAGCACCTATGTTAGGAAACTGAGACTGCAAAACTGATTTAATTAAACGAAGATGGTCGTCACCTTCACTAATATTATCACTAGTTGCCGGGTTAGCTGGTGCAAGTTGGTTAATATATGTTGCAGATTCTACAGTCATGTTTTGTCACCTAAGTTTAATTCTACAGCTAAAGACAATGTATGCCCTACATGGTGGTAAGAAGTACAATACAATCCGTCAGGTGTAAGGATAAAAAGAGTATAGCTGTCGCTAGAAGACCAAAGCTGAGTAACAGCCCCGTAATTATTTACCCCTGTAAAAATAAGTTTTTCATTATTTTTAAGAAGTATTTCAAGGGCCTCTTTTTGTATAAAGCAGTCTAAGAATACTTGTTGATTTATTCTCTGTGCTTGTGCAGTATTACTACTACAGTATAGCACAAAAGTACATAAAACTACAGCTAAAACTTTTTTGATGCTACTAGCCATTATGACACCTTAATTACATCTATACTTAGCTTGGTTTTGGGTGAGCCGCTTTTACTTTGGCAATAGCGTCCCTAAAAGTTGTTGAGCCGTTCACGGCGTCCCAATATTGCATGTCAAGTTGATCAGCAATGCTGGGGTAAGCAGACGCACGGTTGCGTGCATACTGCTGCGCTAAATATTCGGCCTCTAACCGTGTAATCTCTGCGACAACCTCTGCATCGCTTGGCTGCGCGATATCGCTGCTGTCCCAGCGGATCGTGTCTCCGGTTAGAACCCACTCTGCGTCGGGAAAAAGGCTCGACAGTGCGTTTGATTTTGTTGCCATTTTTATGCCCCGATTTCGATGAGTGTGATGGTAGAGGTGGCATTCCCCGATGAGTCATTCCGCTGGGCAGTCACAGTTCCACTTTGGTCGATCCTCTTAAATTCGGTGTGGTAGGTCGTCGCAGAGGTGCTGCTTGGGCTGTCAAGGTGTTGAATGAAATGCTGTCCGAATTGGTTCTCAACGTTTGAAATCTGGTTGTATTCTTCAACCTCGGTTGATCCACGTAGAATGCGCAACGCGCCGCCTGCTCGTCCGCCGACGCTGCTGATCGACTGCGAAATCAGCACAAGAATTTTGTTAGAGCTGTTTGCTGGCGTTATTGCAGCCGTCAGATTTGTATCGGCGTAAGTGCCTGATGTCGTGGTCGCCTCGGTTGAAGTTGCTGCCGTTACGACTTGCAGGACTTTACCACTAGCCGCTGCTGCGGCAGAGGTCCATGCCGATCCGTTGCTAGTAACAACGTTCCCGCTAGTACCCGGAGCTACATTAGGAATATTAGCAGAAAGAGCCGCGGAGGTCCATGCCGACCCGTTAGAGGTTACTAGGTTCCCGCTAGTACCCGGAGCTACATTAGGAATATTAGCAGAAAGAGCCGCGGAGGTCCATGCCGACCCGTTAGAGGTTACTAGGTTCCCGCTAGTACCC